ACCGCGACTCCGACCATGCCGACTTTAAGACTTGAAGCAAACCCCGAGCCAAGATGCGACGATGCACTTTTCAGTTTGTCGCCGAATTTATCGGTCTTGTCAGCTGCCTGGTTCGTTTCCTTGGTGAATTTCTCCACCTTGTCTGTGGTCTGTGCGGTTTCCTTGCCGACATTATCCATTGCGGTCTTGTTCTGTTTGATTTCAGTGTTTAACTTGTTCAACTGAGACTCTGCATCGTTCAGAGTTATCTGCCAGCGCTTTGTCTTCTCATCGTTCTCGCCGTACTGGGTTTTTGAATTTTCAAGAGCCTTTTTAACCGCGTCGATTTTCTCTTTTTGCTTGTCTAGTTGGTCATTTAAAACCTTGTCTTTGGCGGTCAACGCTTCTAGACTGTCTTTGTTGTCGATAAATTCAGATGTAACCTTTTTCATCTCGGAGCCAAGAACACGCATGTCGGAATTGATTCCGCTTATAGCCTTTTTAAATTCTGTCTCGCCGTCAAGCTTGATTCCTGCGCCTATAGTCTGTCTGCCCATTGGTTCACCCCCTATAATGGAATAGCCTCATCGATTGATGTCGATGCACCAATCTCAGAGTATTTTATTTTGTTTGTGGTGAGTGTCATTTCAATGTCGAATATGTCCTTGTATGCCTTTAGCAGTTTTGAATATTTTTTCATTGTCATGTGTCCGATTTGCCTTTCGGTAAATCCCATCTTTATGCCCATCATCAACACCCACGCAAAATCAATTACTGTTGCTCCGTCTGATTCGGCGTGGTCGTCAAGTTTTTTTCATCACCCTGTGTGCTTCCAGTTACAATTCCTTTGATTGCCGTCATGCTCTGATTCAGTCCGAACTGTGTGACAAGTCTGCCGACCTGCTTTTCTGTCAGTAATGCACGCTGTGTATTGCTTGTTTCGTTTTCGCTTTCAATTCCCTCGTTGATCATCGCCGTAAATGTCCAGATGATATCTTTTATCGAGGGTTCCTTTTCCTTGTCCTTACTATCAATAATCTCGCTCCAATTGTCTAGCGAGCCATATTTTTCCTGTACTAATGCCATCACGTTGAGTGAAAACTCAATCGGATAGTCTACTCCGTTCACTGTCAATTTTTTCTTGTCGTCTAACATAGTCTCTTCTCCTTAAAAAAATAAGCCGGAATATTTCATCCGGCTTTGTTCGATTATGATTTTTAGTATTACTAGGATGTCTTAAGGACGTTGATCGTGGTTGTCTGAGATGCCTTTCCTGTCTCCTGTGCAACGAGTGTCAATACTTTCATGACATTAATTGTGACAGGGATGGAGGCTGATGCCGCACCGGATACGATATCCTGCGAGTACACACCATCGACATAGAGTTTGATGGTATGGCTTGCAGCTGTCGGTGTGACTGTGACTGATGTAGCAGATACTCCACTGAATGAATAGACAAGCTTTCCTGCCAGGAATGTAGGTGCAAGCGTTCCGCCTGTGCCTGTGAGCGACAATGCGGTCAATCCACCGGATGCGCTTACAGGGATTCCTGCCTTGGTGTTCAGGTATGCGATGGCATCGGCTTCGAGTGCAAATGTCTTTTCCTGTTTCCAGTTGTTAGATGCATCGAGCATGATTGTTCCGACCAATACCTGGTTGCCGAATGCAAGGGATTCGCCCTTTGTCGCATTGGCATCAGCTGGCTCGGAGAACTGTACTTTTGGAAGCCATATGGCTCTGTAGTATGTGACATCTGACACTTTCTTGGCGCCATAAAATCCGATACCGACATAAGGCACTACGTCAGCGCCGCTTGCAGTAATTTCGGAACTTGCCACGGCGTGACCGAGCAACAGGTTTTGCACTGTGTCACTGATATTGTCGACTCCAAGCGTGATGGTTCCGCTTTTAAACGACTTGTCGCTTTCGGCGATACCGTCATCAGCATAAGCTTTGATGTCGTTCATCTCGATTGAGATGTCAGCTTGCATTGCTTTTGCAATGGTTCCGCTTGATGTTCCCTTGTATACTGGATATTTTAATCCTATTTTCATGTTTTTATTCCTCGCTTTCCGTGGATGTTTCAATTTGACATTCGAATACCACGTGGTTTGTTTTTGCGTCTTCTTCGTATCGTTCCTGTACTTGCGGGTATGTGAAACCCGCCTTGAATAATTTAGATCTGATTTGTTTTTTTAGTGTCAGATAATTGAGCGGTGTGAATAGATGTATCTGCATAGACACCTGGTCAATCTGTGGTTCGTCGTCAGCAAACACAACGCCAATGTCATCGGCTTTGTTGAATATCACATAGGTTAATTCATTGCCGGTGTATGGCGCCGCTTCTATCGGAATGCCAAGAGGGCTTAACGTTGCTATTATCAACTTGTTTACATCACTGTTTTCCATCTACAACCTCCCTGTCAAACACTTCCTGCATCTTGTCGACCACTTGCTTCATGACTCTGTTTGTTGCCCTTGCGATTACCGGTCTTGCATCCTGGTTCTTATTGCCGTACTCGATAAACCATAGCTTATCGTCGTTCCAAAGAGCCTGACCGCTTGTCTTTGTACCTTTTTTACTTCTCGCGAATACTTTTGCCGACTTTAACAGTTTGCCTTTGTGCTTCCCTGTAGGCGATGCGGATATCCCCCATACTCCGTCTTTTGTCTTATGAGGTCTAAATGCTTTAATAGACTTCCATAATTCACCCGAATCGCTGTGCTCAGTCCTTATGATTGTTTGCAGACTGTCAACTAAAATCGGAATTGATTCGTTTAGCATCTTTTCGCTTATTTCATCTGACAGATTTTTAAATAATTTCTTTGGAAAATCCACTTCAAAATACGGCATGGTAATCACCCGCACATCAGTTCTATGTATGCAGAATCTTTCTCGTACGTGCGTATGATGTCATAGACTGCGTCCTCGTACCTTATTTTCTCTGCATATTTAGCAACTCCGTCAACTACTGTCCGTGTCTGTTCGTAGTTTTCAATCCTGGTCGACAATACAATTTTAGGTTTCATGCCTGCCGACATCGCCATATAAAACTCTGAACGGGTTACGGATTTCTTCTCTACAAATATTTTGTATTCGACTGCAACATCCACATTGAATCCATCGGCATCGAGTGTTTTGGTCATCGACATCAATTTCGCTGTGTACTCCGGCATCAGACCACCTCCTCGGTGTATTCTACCGACATGCTCAGATGGTTTCTGATTGATTCGTATGACATCAGTTTTTTGTCTGACATCGGGTCTCCAGGCTTGAAATGTGAATCGACATAAAGTGAGATTGCCCTTAAAACAAGTGAATCGGTTTCATCGTCAACCTTGGTTGCCAGGATCCCACACAGTTTCAATTCGGATTTGGCGGCATCAATCAGTGGTTCGATTAAATCCTGGTCAAGTGCCACGCCGTTAAGTCCTATTGCTGCTTTGATTTTGTCTATATACATCTTAGATACCGCCTTCCGTTAGATTTTTAAACCATAAGATAAACATCAATGTCGCTGTCATTAAGCGCCGCAGTTGGGTTCAAGAAATTAAGTGCCAATGTTGTCGCACTGTATCCACCTGAAGCCACCGTGGTTAGTGTCTTGTTATTGTAGATTGCAAGCACTGTGTTGTATGGAATTTTGTAAGGGATACCAAAATCGTCTGTCATTCCTACAGATATCGTATCGCCCGCTGCTCCGCGCGCAGGGAATACTATACTGTCGACGAATGCAAATACCTTGGTTCCGTTTACAGTTGCCGCGCCGGTAGATATGATTGTTTCTGTTATTGTTGCACCGGCAAGATCTTTACCTGTAAATACAACGTTTCCTATTGCGGTTGCTTGATTTCCTGTTATTGACATGACGCGTCCGCACTTTGGCTGACCATCAAGAGCAGCTGCGAGTTTTGTCACAGTTACTCCGGTTCCAAGCGTTACTGCCGCTATTATCTTTGCAGCTCCGGCAGCTTCGCAGTCGCCTGCATCGATGTGATAATGTGCTAAAAATGCACGGTCGCAGGGTACGCCCGGCACATCGGTTTGTATTTGCTGTCCCATTTTTGGATTGTATGGATAAAACATAAGTAAATTCCTTTCTTCTGTACGCTTAAAAACACGTTACAGAGATAACCCGGGCTGTTACACCCGGGTCAGTTCTTTAGTTATTCAGAGATTGATTAGGCTCCCTTTTTCACGATGATAACGCCGGCTGCGTCGAGGAGTTTTCCGTCGGCAATCAAGATTGACTTGTCTACCCACTGGTTTGTGTCGTGGTCCAACCAACGATACATAGTCATCTGCATGTTGCTGTTGATGCAGTAGTCATTGAGATTAACAAAAACTGCAACGATATCGCCGACTGCTGCTGTGTCATAAGGGGCAACGATGTCATCTTCAACAAGGATGACTTCGCGTCCACCGAACTTCTCAGGGATTGCATCGGTTATGCCGTAGTTTACACGTGCCATTGGCTGGCCGTTTGCATCCTGCATACCGTCGATGTAGCCTTCAAATGTCTGAGCGGCCATAATGAAGCTTCCGCCTGCTCTGTAGGCAACAGGGATTTTGCCGAAGATTTTCTTTTTCCATGCTCCCCAGTCTGCAAATTCGGCAGAAGTCAGAGTTATAATCTGTCCTGCGAGAACTCTTGCATCTACTGTGATTCCAAGTGGCTCGGTTGTTCCAACACCGTTTATGATAGCGGCGTCAAATGCTTTCATGTTTGCTTCAAAAATCAAGCTGATCATTGATGCTTCAAATGATGGAAGCGATACTTCCTGTGTTAACAGAGAAGTAGCGATTTTGCACTCAAGACCATAATAGGAGAACGAAACAGATGTATTGGCTGTAACTTTCTTTCTATCGGAAGGAGTTGCTTCGGTTATCCATGTAGCTGTCGGCTTCAAGGAAAGGATGGGGAAGTTGACCCCGCCTTTGAGGTTTGTTTTGCGGACTTTCGAAAAGATTTTGCCATAGGCTGTCATCTTCTTTATCAACTCATTCATGATGGTTGTCGGGATGACTGCTGCGGCTTCGGTTGTGGAAGTGAAAGCGTCAAGTCTTGTTTCTAAGGTCGGCATTTTACCGGTCTTGCAAAACTCCATAAACTGTTTTCTG